GACAGTTGCCTTGTAAAGATTATCAATGATGTTATCGAACAAGTATGGATTTTGTTTGTTAAGAACAACTACTTTCACATAGGTATCTTTTAATGAATTAAAATCAAATTCTTTCCATGTTTCAAATGTTTGTGTGCCGTCATCATATGTGATCTTATTGAACATACGATATGGATTCTGAATAAACTCCAGTCCTCTTGTTTCGGTATCGAATACATGAAAACCTCGTTCATCATTGTAATCTGCCCATGTCATTTCACCTGGTGTACCAACATAAAGAATATTTTTGTCAGCCGATTTATGATGAAAGTGACCAGACAGAACTACATCATATCTGCGGAATCTATCTACATCAATACCTTCGTGACAGACATTACCACGATCCATTTCAAAACCAGCGATTTCAAAATGACCAAAACAAATTTGAGAAGTGCTTTTGTTTATCGCATCAAAAATTTCTTCTTCATTCTCATCACAAATCCATGGCACAACATCAATCGGCACGCCATCGAAATCAACAGTCTGAAACTTATCGTGAATGATTACATTGTCATAATCTTTCAGCAACAAAGATGATGAATTGACTTCAAGTGTATTCTTATATGAGATATCGTGATTACCCAGAATCGTGTGAAGTGTAATTTTATTTGCTTTACAGATATCAAAGAAATATCTACGAGACAGATAAAGCGAATTAAAGTTAATATATTTACGGCGATCAAACAAGTCGCCCATCTGAAAGATAGTCGTGATACCATTCTCTTTCATGTATGGAAAGAGAATGTTCTGATAGAATTTTTTGTAATATTCATGAAATATCAATGAATCATTACGCATACCGAAATGCGTGTCGCCAAGAATAATTAATTTCATTTGTCTGATGCGTTTTTAACCAACTCTGGAGAATGTTGTGGTGGCGAAGGTAATGTATCTTTGCCTTTCATGTTCTCCAATCGTGCAGTTCTTGCCCTCAATTCGCTAGAAGAATAAACATGTTGTCTCTTATGATAATGCAATTCAATCCCGTTGTCAATACAATATTGCTTGCCAGTGAAATCTCTGTTCAAGTATTCCTCACTTAGAAAACGAATATCAATTTTTTGCGTCATGAGTAACTGCAACAAATCAAACTCAGTTTCATATACCAATATTTCATCAACATACTTACATGCTTGCAGTTGAACAAATCGTTCATAGGAACTCTGAACGGGTTTGTTTTTAATACCAGGACGATCAATCGTAGGATCAATCTGAAGGGCAACTACCAAATAGTCACATAATTGTTTTTCCATTTTTAACATAGTCACATGACCAGCATGAAGCAAATCAAATGACGAACAATTAAATCCAATTTTCATTTTATTTTCCTTTTACTCCAATTCACTAGGTACTTCCAAATCTTCTTCCGCAACGATAAATTTATCAAGACCTTTTGCGGCTTTCTCTTTTTTCTTTTTCTTATTTTCTTCAAATGTTTGAATGAACTCAGAAATGTTATCATAGAGTTGAAACTGTTTCATGTTTCCATTTTCATCTTCAAACAAAGCACCCTCATCAAGAATGCCGAACTGTTCTGTAGCCTTGTACTTGACATATAGTTGTTTCTTCTCTTTCATGATTCTGCGGAGAAAGGCAAAATAAATGATTTGAGTAAAATAGGCAAATGGATTTTTTGATTTGTCTGGATCAAAGTTTCGGAAATACATGAGACAGTTTTCAATGCCGTCAGCAATCATTTCATCACGGAAAGAATATGAAATAAAATTTGGCTTTCTTGATAGATGCTCTGCGATCTTCAGAAAACATTCACCAATGTAATTGGGTATCTGTGGATCTTCTTTGTTTTGTTTTTTTGCTTCTTTGCAGGCATCTCTGTATTGAATTAATGCTTCTAGAAAGTCTGCGTTGTTCACGTAATGTTTTGGATTTTTGCTCATAATACTCTCTCTCAATATTACCTAAAAAAACACTTGACAAGTGGTTTCGGTATGTTACTATATCTATGTCCCGGTTGATAATTAACTATAAGAACTACCTTAGGACCTTAATGTATGTTGCTGTTCTTCTTTTCTTCAATTGCTTCTTCAAGCATTTGTTGAAGAAGTTGATGATGTTTATCTTGTTCATCATCACCGATGTTTAAATTATAATTCATCTGCTCATTTACCGCACTTACAACTTGCAAATAATAATCAATCAATTCTTTTCTTGGTTGCATAAAAGTAGCAATGTCTTTATAAGGAATTGAAATAATATTTGATTCTATTAGTTCAATGGGTAACCAAGGTAGCAGTAACATTACTTTACCGCCAGCAGGACCTCTTTTAAAAATCAAATGCATTGGGTTGTCCATTAGTAATTGATTTTCATCATCTAAACAATCTGCTACGATATCTTCACCTGTATGCAATCTGACAATTTTGATGTTATCCATTTTTTAGTTCTATGTTGTAAAATTTGTAGTTGAACTTTTCTTCTTCGTATATTTTAACACGTTCGGTGAAATGTTTCAAGGTAAAATTGGTAAACTTGCCTATACGAAAATCATCTGCTATGTCAAATAAAGTGGCTTCAGTTTTGTTGTCGCCAAGTCGTAATCCTCTACCGATAGATTGCAAGTTACGAATCCTTGACTTAGAAGGACTTGAAAAGATGACATTGTGTAAGTTGCGAATATTAATGCCAGTAGAGAAAGTGCCATAAGATGCCACAATAATGGCATCAGATTCTTTCTCAGTAATTGAACGAATTTGTTCTCTCTGCTCAACATCTGTACCTCCATAGACAAAAAATACATGTCTATCGCCAGCAGCCTCTTTGATTAAAGGATACAAAATCTTGCCGTGCTTCTCAACTAACTGAAAGAGAACAAGTGAGTTACCTTTAAGTGACAGCACAAGATTCTTGATGAAATTATTTCTTGCGGTGTTCATAACTATATATTCTAACTCGGATTGATAGTCCATACCTTTGACTAATTTAGCAGTTGCTTCTGGATATTTCAATACAAGACATTTAATAATCAACTCTGCTACTTGATTCTTCTCCATCAACTCTTTGGTTGTTGTGTATTTTTGAACTGGACCAAACAGACCCTCTAGAACAAGTTTGTGTGTCTGTGTGCCATCAAGTGTACCTGTACATCCGATTCTGTACTTTGTATTCACTAGACTTGTCATGATTGTAGTCAAAGACTTTGCTTTGAATTCATGTGCTTCATCACCAAAAACAAAATCAAATTGTTCAAAATATTCTGGTGGTAGTGTGTATATTGACTGCCATGTAGTGATTGTCAAAAACTTGTTTGTGAATTTGTCTCGACCTGCATATTGACGATGACAATGTTCGTCTGAGTCCCAACCATATGATTTGAAATCGGAGAACATCTGTTCAACAAGAGAAGTTCTAGGAACAATTAACAAACCTTTCTTGCATGTTTGTTGAATGTATCGTATAATCAAATATAGAATGAATGACTTACCTGATGATGTTGGTGACAGTAACAAACCTTTTCGATTGCGAATTAGATTTACAAATGAAAGTAATTGATAATCATGTCTTTCAAAAGGCGCATTGAGAGATTTAATGAAATCATCTGCTTCTTTTAATGAGAGATTTTCTGTAAGAGTTATCTCACTATCGACTTCTAAGTTATATCCTCTATCTTCACAAAATTTTTGTATGTACGGAAGTAGACCTGCATATATCGTGAACGATTTTAAATTTGCAAGTCTAATTTTTCAGTCCCACACCCGACTCTTGTATTGTGGTGTAAATTGATAGCCAGGAACAAAGAATGTGAAATGATCACTTAGTTCTTGTGCTACCGATCTTTCACATTCAAATTTGATGAAAACTTCATCTAACTTATGAAGAATAATGTCAGTCATTAAACGCCTTGTATAAATCTCTCCCAGGCGATAAAGTCACGCAACTGAAACGTTCTTGAATTCAGTTCTTTCAATATACTTTGGCATGTCTCTACAATTTGTTCATGTAGAATTTTTTGTGCTTCAAGTTTATTTAAATCCTCATCACCTTCAAAATATATATTGAGGTCTGATTTGAGTGTATATGGAAATGGATCCCAACCATATTTGGCTAGATCATCTTGATCCATTTTACCTGTGTAGTATTCCCATTTAATTTTCTTCATTTTGGAATACTTAAACTCAGATTCTTTCTGCAACAACTTGTGTCGAGTTAGAATGTTCAAATATTTACTGTGAAGTTTGGGAATATCAAGCAATGCTTTGCCAGGTTCAGTCCGATCAATCTCGGCATCTTTTTTCCACATTTCAAGCAGTTCATCAAGTTTAGTCATAATATACCTCCATGCATCAGTCTACACTATTTGTAGATTAATGTCAAGTCACAACTTCGATATCGTAGTAAGTATACCTGAATGTTACATCTGCGGTAATAATGCTTTCCGGAGTGTCAGCAGCCGATAAAACAAACGATGACAATGTGGTAGGAAATATATCGTGGAATCTAAAAATAATATTTGGTCTGTTTGACGAATTCAAAACGGTAAGTGTTGCATCAGAAAATTGCGGTTGTTTTGATGGTGCAAATCCTGCTTGACGATTAAGTTTATTCAATTGCAAGTATTCTTCATACTCTTTTGGAAATGTCATGGCACGAATCCAATCGTGAATTTCACGCCAACTTTCCATTCTTTCATCCACAATAAACGTTACATTGAACAAGTCATAGATTGCCTTTTCGCCTGGCGAATATAGTTCTACAAATGGATTGGTAATTGCAATTTCAGACAAAGAAATGCCAGGAACATCAACGTTCTGACAAAAAAATTGCGTGTTTGGCAACCTAGAAAAGTTTAATTGAAACTTATTCGGTTGTAAAGGATTTGGATTTGTAGGATTTCTTGTAAGTACAGTCATGTTTGTTTCCTAATGTACTATATTTATGCATAAAAAAAGGAGACCCCTTGCGAGGTCTCCTTTAAAGTACCACTCTAGTGGTGGTTTGATTACATCAAGTTGGAAATCTTGAATGCTCTGTAGTAGAGGTTGCTATTTGGAGTAATAGCGCCAAGACCCTGTGAAGTACCTTGTGCAAATGGGTTAGCAACGAGACCGTAACGGGTCTTGAAACCAATCTTTGGTTGGAAGGTACCAGTGTCAACTGCACGAACCATCTGTAGAGGAACGTATGGGCAGTAGAACAAGCCAGCGTCATAAGCGTTAGAACCCTTATAACCAACAACTGCAAATTCAGCAGTAGATGAAGTTGGGAAGTATGGATCGATATAGACCTTGATACGACCGAACAATGTACCAGCAAAAGTATTGCCAGTATCATCAACTGTCAAGTTAACTTGACCCTGAAGTGCTGAGTTGTAGTCAAGAATACCAGCCATTGCGAGAGCAGAAGCAACGTCTGAAGAAACGATCAAGACGTTACCTTTGCCACGACGAGTTGTCTTAGCAATGGTGTTGGCTTCACGTTCAATTTGGAACGCAAGACCCTTAACTTTTTCAACCATCCAACGACCATTAGAATCGGTGTCAAGATCAAAAGTACCAGCGGTTGTAGTACCAACTTGTGCGCCAACTTTAGCGGTAGAGTAGATTGTACGAATAACTTCACGGTTGATTTCAGCAAGAATTTCGCTAGAAAGAATGTTAGCGAGTTCTGTCTCAGCGTCAAGACCATGAACTGCTTTCAAGTCTTGTGCAAGTTCCATTGAGTATTCTGCTTTCAAGGCACGGGTACGAGCAGTAACAGTAACCTTTTCAATGCTGAATGCCATTTCTTGGAAGGTGTTTGCGGCATTGCCATCACCCAATGCTTCTGCACGACCAGTGGTCATTGTAGGAGCAGGAGAAACACCAGCGTGAACTGTGTTAGCAAAAACGTTACCAGTTGTAGAGGTGCTAGACTGAAGGGTAAGACCGAAGCCAGAACCACCGTTGTTAGAAGCAGTACCAGAGAAGGTTACGTTTGCTTCGTCATAGAAGGCTTCTGTGCCGCCTTGATTTTCGTAGCGTGAACGCATTGCGAAAATAAGACCGGTAGGACCTGTCATTGGCTGAACACCGCAAATATCATAAGCGATAAGGTTAGGCAATGAACGGCGAACCAAACTGATAAGGATTGGGTCAAAACCAGCAACTGGACCAGCGGCAGCGGCGCCACCACCGAAACCACCAGTGTCAACAAAGTTGGTTGGGGATGTCTCGGTCAAGAATGCGCCTGTTTGAAGGCTATTCTCTTTTTGCATTGCGATTTGTTGGTTTTCCAATACCAATGCAGTAACTGCACGGCGATATGGATCCTTAATTTCTGGAAGGTCAGGGTGATTAAGGACTGGCTCCCATTTCTTTTGTAGATTTTCTGAAAGATACATTTTTATGTTCTCCTGATTGATTTAGAATTTAAACTTTAACTTTTGAAATTGCTTTAGAAACTGCGCTAACGAATTCGTCCTGAATTACAGGTTTTTCGCTGCCATCTTCTACTTGCTCTTGAAGTTGTGACTCTGTTGCCTTTTTGGTACCAGATGGGAAATAATTCTCACGAATTGTTTCTAGTTTGAGTTTGTATTCTTCCTCTGTGGAAAATTCTACGCTCTCTGCGAGTGTTTTAATCTTCTCAAACTGAGTAAATGTGAGTCCTTCGCAAACTTCAACTGCAATTTCATTCTTGATAGATTCAATGAGTTGTTTTCTGATTTGAACATTATATTGAACTTCTTCGTTGAGTTTGTTCTGAAGTTCTTCAACTTTGGTTGAGAGTTCTTCAACAAGATCAACTTTTTCTTCTGGAATGTTAATATAGTGTTCTGTGAATAGAGTCTT